GGGGTGGGTATTACCTTTAAGTAACTGCGTGCCAACATAGTAACTCCTTTTTTAAAGTCTTAGTCTGCTTACTGTGTAGGTTACAACACAGCAGACCGAAAAACAACCAACAAAAGGGGAAATGTGGCGGGGCCCGGGCAGGCAGTTATCCTCCCGAAAGCGACAGATCGATAGCGCTCTTACAATTTACATAATCAATCTTTTTGGGCGCTATCCCAATGTAGCAAGGAAGGCGTCAATTATCCTTTTTGCTTCCTCTGCGGTAGCTGCCACCTTAGGTGGCCCAGTTTTTGGTTCTTCTTGTATGATTTTAGGAGTACTAGGTATATTCTTCTTATATTCTTTATTTATATATAAATAATTATTCTTTAATCCTACGACATGTGCCCATTTAGAGAGGGTTTTGGGAGAACTGAGTAATCCTACATAAAGAATAAGACCCTTGGTTAATGATTTGCATACCGGTAGAACATCTTGGAGCTTGGCCCATATGGATGGTCTGGCTAACATCGGCGTTAATCTTGTGATGGCTGTCATCTCCATACCACGGGTATACGTATCACCTACTTTTTCATCCTTCATGTTAGCAACAAGTCTATTGGCCTGGCGTAGACAGATATCTAAGCGTTCAGCTATCCATGCTTGGCTTACTTCAATGATAATTCCCTGAGCTGATAGATATATAAGGTCATTAACTAGCTTTTGATATGTCTCATGTTTATTCGTTATATGATGAACTAACTCATTCTCTAACTCAAAAGGCCTGAGCTCTTTTTCCTGCCATTGTTGTGGAGTTAATCTTTTATTGTAACGTTTATGGCTGTTTGATTGGTTTTTTGGCGTAACTACAGCGTTTTTTGCAGAATGTAGTTGACTTATGCATGAGGGTAAGATAGAATTTAGATGCTTCAAATGAAATACCTCCGGTAAGTTGATATGTTCTGGGTGATATTCATTTTGAATCCTTTCGGTATGACGTGCGGGAAACACATTTTGTCATACAGTTAAAAATTTTAGGGCTCTTGATATTTATATCGGGAGCCCGAGTTTTTATTTATACTTATATAGAAATAAGGGTATACCTAAAGCTCTTTTTTGGCAACAGTGGAATTTGTTTAAACCTGATATAGAATGATCTTACTGCCTTGTTCGCCAAAAGAAAGTTGAATCTGATCAGGTGCTACTCTAGTTACCTTTAACTCCGGATCATCAACCAGATCGCACCTTCCTCCATAATAGCCATTACTTTCATTACGGAATTCAATATCAGTGTAACCCTGCGCTGTCTTTAATGTATATCCATATATACGTAGAGTTTTTTCTACCATTTCAGCAGTTTCTGGTACCGTTTCTTCTCTTTCTACTTTCTCTTCTATTCCTATAACCTCATTTCCTATAAGATATTCAGGATTAGAGATAGATTCAAACCAAGACTTAGAACAACAACCCGCATCCGCTCGATAAATAACATAATCATTACTTCCGCACATTAATCTAAAAGCCAAATATTCTTGGTCTTTATCAATATACATACGGAATATAGTTTCCTTAAAAAGCTCTTTCATTATTATCCCCAATAATTAGGTCTCTTAAAAAGGTAACTCATCAAAGTCAGCAGTAACATCGGGAGCCTTTTGGGGAACTGGCTTGGGTGCTACCGCTGGTGCAACCTCCTGAGCTTGATCCATATGACATCTACAGAAGTTTAACTTATCTGCTGTAATGCGTATCTTAGATTTCTTATTTTCACCTTCACCCCAAGAAGATATCCCTACTTTACCCTCCATAGAGATAATAGAACCCTTTTCACAGTTCTTTTCTGCCCATTCAGCAGTCTTACCCCAGGCAGTAATTTCGAACGTTTCTATCTGGTCCTTGTTGTTTCTTACTTGTAGAAACAAGGTAGCCATCTTAAAATCTTTCATCATTTTTACTTCTGGATGCTTCTCTAATCTGCCTTGTAGTTGTAATCTATTGAATGACATCTGTGTCCTTCTCTTGTTGGGTTCTCTCTTGTTCCATCTTATCTATTACTTTGTTCCAATCTTCATAGTTCTTCTTGAAGTACTCTATTGCTGCATTCACATTAGCGGCAAGCTCATTATCTTCCTGTAAGAAACCTACAAATGGTCCACCCTTAGCCTGTAAGGCAGCCGTATAATCCATAGCACTCTTAAGAAAACATCCGGCTTGAAAGAACGTCATAATCCAGGCATCATGCCCTTCTTTTGTCTTCAGGTCTAATGTATTAGCCTCAGCAACTAAACGATCGTAGTGATACTTATTTATCCCGTATGCATGTAATATGGCGGTAGCCATATTCTTTTTATAGTCCATCTATTCTCTCCCCGTAGTTAGTTTCCATCCAATGCAACAGCTTACTCATTGTCTTCAGCTGTGCTTTCTTTCGTTCTGTCATGAAGTTATGTAAGGTAACGGTCGTTATCCCCGTTTGCCTACTCACTTCGCTCACCGTAAGCCCAGCACGTGTCATAACCTGGAAGAATGCTTCCCGTATCAGATGTGGCTGGTCGTGCAGTTCTTTGAATGTTTTTATATTAAACATTATATCCTTTCATTAATACATATCTATTATAATATACTTTATGAAGAATGTAAAATTATATATAAGTTGTTGACAACATTAAAATTATATAATAATATATAGTTAAGTGTTAAATTAATCATTCTATGTAAGGGAAAAACTATGAAAATAATTCTTGATGGATTGGGGATCGAAGGTGCAATATTCACACCCCAAGAGCTTGCAGATATTCAGGCAGTACATGAAGCCTTGGAGCATTCAAATGGTGTCTTTGATGGTATAGGTATGATGCGTCATGAAGATATGCGCAAAGATAAAGAGCTTTGGAAACATATGCTTGTACACTTTGCAGAACTACACATAAAGCATGAAGTTTGTCTATGTCCTATGGAAGTAGACGACCATGAATATGAAGCAATGGATCGACGCATAAAACCTCAAAACTATTGGAAGAAATAAGATGGAAATCAGAAACACACCAAACTATTCAGCTGAATTTGCTCAAGAATTAACCAAACAAGATACACAATGGATTGAAGTAGCCCACGAGCTCTACAACGCTATACAATGGCGCAAGGAATGGGAAGCAACCGAAAAGAAGCTTAAGGCACAACTTGCTGAGCTCTCGGATCATAAGAATGCCTATGGCGGTGACTTTAAATTCGAATTGGTTGAACGTAAGGGCAATGTGGATTACAAGTTTATATGCGAATTACATGTTCCTGGTTATCAAGATATAGATCTTGATACCTATCGCAGTGAATCCTCTGCTTATTGGAAGCTCACCCATGCATCAACCGCAGTCATAGATGCATTCCAAGATTTATTATAAGTTATAAAACGGTATTCAATAAAGAAGGTATAAAATATATGGAAAAATTCAGCAAAGTTATCATCAATTCAGAAGGTGAAATACTTGATGGTCAAGAGCGTCTTGAGTTCATAAAAAAACATATGAATTTTTTAGATCACATAGTTTCAGGTAATTCCAGTGAAATAGAAGAAGACTGTAAAGAAGTAAAAGAAAAAAATGAAAATAATCTTATAGTGCAATAAAGTTTTCGTATGATTAATATTTCATAAACGATAGGACATACGATGAATCCATTGGACAAACTAAAGAACTGCACCGATGATCTTCATCAAAGAAGAGATGAAATAACGCGTCCTATTGTTGAATTTGATGAATATTTAAAGAATGGTAAAAGTGTTCTTTTACCATTTACTTGGAATGTTCCTGATGATGGCGGTAATTTTCTTTATTCTATTTCTATCCAAAAAGGATTTGGTGATTGTAAATCCTGGCAGGCTATAGTGACTGTAGATAATGTCGAAACCAATGAAATAGTACAGAAGAATATACGACAATTAAAACTAGAACATAGAGTGAAATTAAGCCCTCACATTGATAAATTAATTGAAGATTATATTGCTCACCTAAAGACGCAATATTCATTGTAAGAACTATTTTAGTTAAAAGGGATATCATGATTTTTGATTTAGGTGATTCGATAGAGCGACTTGAAAATGCAGGAATATTAAAATTTAAAGATCCCTATTATGTAGGAACATTTAATATTGAAAAACATCGGCATTTATTATCTGATAAAGAACTAGAAACTATGCTTACATTTTTTCATGCTTCATTGCCGCATAAAACTCCTTGCGATGATATATATTGTAGTAAATCATTAAATATCGTATTAAAGCTTAAAGGCAAAGCCATACAAAGTTAACTATAAGAACTGTTTTTTCCTTAGTTGTTCTATAGGGGTAGGAGATAACCCTCCACCCCCGTGGGACTTAAATAAAGGTAGATAATGATTGAACAAGAATGGCGTAATGAGCCTAATGAATTAGAATTTGAATACAAAGGGTATAAATGCTTGATATTAAGGGGACCTGTTGGTGCTCTTAATGGATATGTGTTTATCCCAGACGGGCATAAGTTATATGGTAAACTTTATAATGATCAGATGAATGAAAACTTCGATGTCCATGGTGGTCTTACTTATTCGGGGAATTTAAAGGGCCAGGATAAATGGGCAATTGGATTTGACTGCGCTCACCTGGGAGATATTGCTCCATTATCATTGGATCGTGAGTGGTTTTATAAAGATAAATTAGATAAAGCAACCGATGAAGAAAAAGATAAAGCCTCTCAAATATTCGATGCATTAGAAATATTGTATAAAATATATCCAACTAGTTGTAATACAAATATAGATACCTATAAAAATATAGACTTTGTTAAAAAAGAATGTGAAAAATTAGTAGATCAGTTAGTGGAGTATAAAGCATAAAAAGAAAGAGTAGAGATGAACGCAGTAGATGTAGAAGTAATACTTAAAGAGATTATCTCTTTAAAAGCGATGATAAAGCCCATCATAGATAGATTGACGAATGACGACATTGACATATATGAATCTGCACAGACCAATGAACTCTATGCAGCGTTGGCAAAAGCCCAGGGTGAATTTCCCCGTATTAAGGTGAATAAGCTCAATCCATTCCATAAGACTGAGTATGGCAACTTGGATGCGATTGTACAGGGTACACGAGCTCCCTTAAGTAAGTATGAGCTTTCCGTTCTACAGCAGATACGAGCAGTAGATAATCGTTCCTATGTGTACACCCGTCTTGCTCATAGTAGTGGACAGTTTATTCAATCCAAGTACCTTATTTGTCCCTTAAAGGCAGGCCAGCAAGAGTGGGGATCGGTAAGCACCTATGCCCGTAGATACTGTTTGCAGGCATTGTTGGGTGTAACATTGCATAATGATCCCGAGGATGATGATGCGGAATTTGAAGAGAACAAGTTGCGTCTTGCTGATCCGGGAGCAACTAAGATTAATATGGATTATGATCGCAATGATGAATCTCCCGAAACAGTAACGACGTTTCAGTTAAATGAATTGAATGAGGAACTTAAGGGATTACCTCAGCTGTGTAAGAAGCTTCTTGATAGCTACAATATTAGCAATCTTTCCGAGCTTCCTGAGAGTTTGTATAGAGATGTTATAACGAAGATACGTAAACAGAAACAGATATATGCAAAAAATTAAATGTGCTACCTGTAACGGACCTAAAATAGATCACGAAGTCATGTTAAATGGTAAGTTTTATTGTAAACCGAAATGTCTCTATACAGCTATAGGAAGAAAAGATCCTGATAATTTACAGTGGGTACCACTTTTAGCTGTAATTATCATTATATTGGTCGTTAACTTTATATTAAAGAATTAACTCTTGGTCTTAAGCGCATCCTTTAGGGATGGTTAAACGCACTTGCTCATCCCCTACTTAACCGTGGGGGATGTTCTTTTTAAAATAAACGCCCCATATGGATTGGAGTACATATGGGGCGGTAGTATTGAGATTATTATATCCAATGAGGAGGATATATAATGCAATTCTATTTTATACTTTAGCTTCTAGTTCTGCAACTCTTAAGCAGCTAAATAACAACCACTCACACGCACAACAGATGTATTGGTAAAAGATGTGTTTGTTAAACTTAACGCAGAATTATTACTTCTATAATCTTCACCACTTAATGTGAGCGAAGAGGTAATTAATCTTCCTCCTGGTATTCCAACGAATGCAATATTACTATAAGTAAACTTAAAAGGTACTGAAGAAATAGTCGTTTCCGCTGCAGGCGGCCCAGATATTACTATGGTCGCATTACCTACTGAAGTTCCTTTGCTACTCAAGACAATAGTAAGGTCCAAAAAGACAAGTTTACCAACCTGCCAATAAACACCTGTTTGCGTACTATACGTAATACCTACCGAAGCACCACCAAACTGCAACACCGGTGTCCAGGAAGTTGACGAAGTATAGTTAAGTCCTGTTGGCGCAGATGTACCAGCACCAACAACTATTTGACCAGAAGTTAGTGTTGTTGTATTTAAACCACCTTCAGTTACTAAAACTGGCTTTTTTTGTTTATATGCCATAGTCCTATCCTACGCTACTAAATAACAGCCAGCAAACTGAATATTCGTTGTATTTGCAAAATCTGTGTCCTGCAGTGCAGAAGCTGCGCCTCCAGTAGCTACTTGTTCAAATATTATAGAAGAACCGCTGATGGTAATCACAGGCATCGTACTGAAAGTTAATGTTTGCACGCGCCATGCTAAAGGAACTATCGATATTGTTCCGCCAGCTGCCGGTGGTCCTGAAATTGCTATCGTAGCTGCTCCTGTTGACGATCCTTTATTGGTCAATACCATACTTATTTGTATATATACAAGGTTGCCTATTTGTATATATCTTCCCAGTTGCGTACTATACGTAATACCTGTCGAACCACCGCCGAATTGCAAGACTGGTGTCCAGCTAGTAGAAGTTGTATAGGTTGCAGTTGTTATAGCTGATGTACCTGCGCCAATCAAAAGCCCGGTTAAGGTGCTCGCGCCCGTACCTCCTTCAGATACGGGCATAGGACTAATTCGTTTATAAGCCATTACAATTCCTAATAAATTTCGTATGAAGTACCGTTAAATATCACATTAACCGATTGATACGCGCTATTCATAACAAATGTAGTGGCACCATCTATATTTACTACGCCACCTACCGTGGTCACCGTAATATTAAAAGCAGCAGCAGTTCCTGCAAAATCCTTTACTACAAATACTCTGCCTGTTGAGGGAGCATTTGGCAGCTGTACCGTTTTTATAGCACCCGTAGAATTCATAGAAATAAAATAATCAGAAGCAGCAACGACATAAGGAGTAGTAGATGTATTTACATATCCTACAACTTGTGATGTAGCATTTGCCGCTATGGTCAGACTATTCGCACCTGGTGTAAGTGTAATATTAGCACCTGCAGTTACTGTGGCAAATGCCGGCGCACCAGCTGTTGCAGAGATTAGCAATTGGCCATCCGTGCCAGCTGAAGTTGCTGTTATTGCTGAAGTAGTATTACCCAGTAATACACCATGGTCGGTTAGTGTTTGAGCGCCAGTCCCACCCTCATTAACAGGGATGGGACTTTGCCTTTTATATGCCATTGTAGCTCCTCTATTTAGCTTCTAGTTCTGTAACTCGAGCAGCCAGTTTCTGCAACTCATTCAAGAGCATTGGTACCAAATCATGGTACCGTACCGTAAATGGATTACCTTCTTGATCTAAGTTAACAATACCAGGCATAACTTGTTGTACTTCTTCAGCTATAAGACCATATTGGAGTACATCATCTGTATGTGACTTGTATTTAAACGTAACTGGACGGAGCTGCATCATTGCTGATGAAGTTTCACCCATATCAGCTACATCTTTTTTAAAGCGTATAGACGAAGCTATAGTACCAAGTTGATGACCATCAGAAACTAATACAGCAGATGTAGTTGCAGAGGTTGTAGTAACGCCATACACACCAGCTATGAAAGCTTTACTTTGTTGGCCTGCACCCGCACCAGGGTTACCTAAACGTAATACGTTAGATTCACCAGTCACGCCAGGGCTATTAAACAAAGCATTATTAGATTCAGTTGTTTGATAGTTTGCACCTGCTGCTCTACCAATAGCTGTATTGAATGTACCGTTAAAGGTAATACCAAATCCTGATAGAGTTTCAGCACCTAATGCAGTATTTTGTGCACCAAATACCCCTTGACCAGCAAGATAACCAATACAGGTGTTAAAGTCTGCATCACTCGATTGACCTGCTTGTCTGCCCATATAGGTTGAATAATTAGATGACGTTATGGCCGCGCCACTTTGATAGCCAATTGCCGTATTGTAATTGCCGCCAAGATTCGCCGCTATATTACCCGCTTGCAGTCCAACATAGGTATTTTGCAATGGTACACCAACAAAATCAGTACCATTTACCGTCAATACCGACGGGTATGGAGAGCTTGAACCTTCAAGATTCAAATTGAGAGGGCTTGCTTGTAAGAATGACATTTTAATCCTTTAAAATCATTAGACGATCATATACTTGGTACCATTAAAGATAACTTGTACGGATTGATAATTTGTGTTCATAACATACGTAGCGGCAGCATCTATAAGCACCACGCCACCAGGGGTTGATAATGTTATGTTAAAAGTATTTGCTGAGCCAGTGAAATCCTTGATAATAAAGCTGCGTCCAGTTGCAGGAGCATCAGGAAGCAATACCGTTACTATTGCAGCACTACAATCAACCCCAATAACATCATCAGTAGCTGTAGCAGTGTAGGGAGAATCTGCATCGGTAATACCTGTGTAGTTATAGGTAATTGCTCCAGCATTAGCATCAATGGTTATAGCATTTGCGGCATTAGTAATGGTGATATTAGCACCAGCGGTGATATTGGCCCATGAAGCTACACCAGTCGCAGTGTTGTTAATGAGAATTTGACCATCAGTACCAGTTGATGAAGTTACTACACCGACAGCATCTGTTTGTAATACGCCCTGAGTTGCATAGCCAAGTGTAAGGCCAGTTGTAACTGTCTCATTAGTAGTTATAAATCTACCTGATCCGTTGGGAGTAATATTCACATTACCGTTTGCAGCATTCTCGATCTGCATAACATACGTACCAGCAGGAGTAGCACCAGTTGAAAGACTAGGAACTACTACATAGTTACCAGTCGTATCAACCATACCAACGGCTAGTGATTTAGAGCCCGTTGATTCAAAATAAGCAAAGGCATTATTATTTAAGCCTTGTAATCCAAGCTTTGCCATCTATTTTCCTTTAAATTAAGCGCTTACAACAATTACTTCAGCTGATGCAGACCAGTTCCATGTTTGCCCTGCTTCACCAGTAACTTGTAAAATGACATTATTACCACTAGTGATAAGGTTTGCACCTATAGTTCCTACAATACCAGCTGTATAGGTAGGACTAATTACAACGTTAGGCAAGACATTCAACGCACCAGCTTGGCGATTGTAACCAGCATTACCGGTTGCTGCATAACTTGCTGAATAATCAGCACGCGCACCTGCAATATTAACAACAGCAGAAACCGCACGGTTTGCCAAAATAGGCACAGAAATAAGCGTAGCGGTAGTTGCACCTATTGTTTGTGCTGTACCAATAATATTATTAGCATTAGCTATAGTGAGGGTATGTGTACCCGCAGTTACTGTTATGCCTGAAGTTGTATCACCAATAATTTGTATATTACCAGCACCAGTTGGTGTAACTAAAGTACCTGCGGTATCAGAAAGTGTTACCACATCACCCGTAGCTGATGTTATAAGCTCCCATAAAGCATTACCTGAACTATCATTGCCAAGGTATACATACATACTTTTAGTTGTTGTATCAAGCCAAAAGTCTCCCTGATATACATTCTTTTTGTCTTGTACGCCAGGCGCGCGAGCAACTTGAAGCGTATTAGGGGGAGTTGGGGCATTTACTCCAACGTAGGCTATATTATTGCGCGTGCCGTTAAGCGCATTATTATTTAAAGGCATTACTACTCTCCTTTAGAGTTATTGATTATCTTTTTTGGGTGCACTAAATGTATTTGTATCAGGATCGTATATATCACCGATATTTACTTTATCATCTTGAACTACCCAATGGCCACGAGGTGGCTGCCATTCAGCACCATTCCATATAATTACATTTACAACTACATTATCTTGATTCACTATGCCATGGCGTATTCTTTTGCTCATAATATTCCTTTTAAACTATGGTAAATGTACCTAAGTATTCTACTATAACTATCATTGAATCAGCTCCATCACCGCCAGATCCTGATGGATGCACTGAGGCATTCATACCACCTGCTCCGCCACCGCCACCGCCGCCAGGATAACCGCCATTACCGCCATTACCCGGAGCATCAGCAACATTAGTTACACCGGCACCTCCGCCACCGCCAGAACCGCCAGAAAGATAGCCATTAGTAGTTGTATAATTAGATCCAGCAGCTCCCGATGCACCGGGGACTGCGCCTCCAGCACCAGCCGCGATTACGATAGTCCCTCCACCACCTGAAACGATAAGATCAGAGTCAAAGCATGAGCGAATATTTGAGCCATTACCGCCCGTATTATTTACACCCGCAAATGATCCACATCCACCCCCACCTGCACCAGCAGTCATGAAATATGGGCCATCAGTAGCAGAATTTACCCCTGCCGGAGAAATCGAAGCCCTACCAGGTCCAGCTGGAGGATTAACTAACCCATAATTAGTAGACAATCCATTTTGAATATTTGATTGCGCTTCAAAATATCGTATAAAAGCACCCAGTCCATTGTTTGCAACAGTTCCTGTCAGATGGCCACCTTGTCCAAAAGAATAATTAGGACCAATTTCATATGTTTTAATCAAAGATCCAACTGAACTTGAACCACCTAATGATCCATCATTACCAGCAGTATTATCTACTGCAACAGCAGCTCCACCTGAACCGCCAGCACCTACTGTTACTGCTAAGGATGCAGGGAAAAATAACGCTGGCATCTTCATATATAGAGAGCCAGAACAAGCACCACCGCCGCCACCCATTGATACACTCGCGCCGCTATTAGCAGATCCACGAGATCCACTGCCACCGCCAGAGCCTGCACCGATGATAAGTATTTCTACTGTTTGTGTATTGGTGTTTTTAGTCCAGGTTCCTGATGCAGTAAATTGCGTTGCTATGACACTACCCGAATTAGGTGTGGCCCATATAGGATATGCAGCAGCTCCTTGACTGGTTAGTACTTGGCCACTAGTTCCGGTACCTGCTGGTAATGATTCAGCGGCACCGCCTGCATCAGCAGTCACTAACTCATATTGATTTATATTGGGGAAGGCAAGAGTTAGCGCTCCGCCCAAAGCAACAGGAGATCCACCAACGGTAATATTTTGATCTCCGGTGACCGTAATAGTACTATTAACCAAAGCTGCATTAGGTACTTGTCCAAAGCTTGGATTTGCGCCGGTATTTCCTAAAAGAACCGTATTTGTTGCACCAACAGCTACATCATCCAATGATCCCGTAGCATTACCTACTTGTACGGCATGATTAGTCGTTCCAGAAACAGCAACGGTTAATGTATTACCAGCACCAGTTGTGGTTATATTCCCACCAGCTGCACCATTTAAATTTAATATGTTTGCTATGGGAGCAGCACTTCCCGAATCAGCATCAACGGTAATACTTGCACCTGATCCTACAGCTTCAAGATTAAGAGTATTAGCACCACCGGTTATAGCAATAGTACCTCCGGTTGAAGTTACGGTAGCAAATGCAGGATCTGCTCCAGTAGCAGCAATAAGTACTTGCCCATCAGTACCCACATTAGACCATTGGATAGCTAACGAATCTGTATTACCTATAGCAACTGCATGATCTGTTTGTACGCCAAGCTTTGCTTTTAAACTAGAAGGCACTACTGCACGAACAGAATCAGTTCCTGTAATCGTTTCTGCATCAGTGGCAAGCTCTACTACTCCAACGGCTGTCGTTGTTGCATTGGCTATATTTATCGTTTCTGTAAAAGTACCGGCATTACCATCAACGGTAATAGGGCCAGCGCCAACTATATCTATATTACCACCACCATCTGGACCAACAGGCCCACCGGTATTTCCAGTCACCGTTTGTATACCAGAACCTGGAGGCGGTGTTGTACCATTAAAAAACACACCTGACTGACTCATCGTTTCTCCTAATATCCTGTATCACCATAAAATGCTGAAACATTTGCTTCTCCGGCTGTGGCCGCGGCACCATCTTGCTTAACGTAGATACGTGTACCTTCAGCAACATACCAACCACCTTGTTGGGTTTTATTTGAGGTTACATCTAACAATAAAAATCCCTGTTCGGGAAGTTTAAAATGGTCATCAACCCCATTAAAGGAATAGACTAATGTTTTATCGCTGAGATTTTGTATATATATAAGGCGTATCGGATGACTAAATGGAGTACCGATACCTGCATAAGTCCCTGATATACTACCGAAGGCTAATGAACGAAGGGGTTCTGCGGCAAATTTAACCGCTAATGCATAGTTTGACATCAATTCTCCTGGTAATAACCGGCTAATGCAAGAAAACCAGTTCCTGCCGTACCCTTAACGTAGAACACGGTACCATGTTTGGCTAAAGCTACCTGGCCATTGGGCTGTCTATTTGTTTGGAAATTTAATGTTATGGTATCGCCAGCTTTGACGTAGTCATGGTCATGGGTGCCATCCCAGCTTATCTGTACAGCCGTAGTACTAGCGTTGATAATGCGTATGATAGAACAGGGATGAGGTAGCCCAGCATCGTTTATAGCCGTGTACGTCGTTCCATTGATGGATGCAGACGTAACGCTGGTAAGCGGTATAGGTAATATATAGTTTTTCATTACTTTCCTTATTTAAGAAGTACTCGTAACTAAGCTTCATACATCCGCTACTATAAGCAAATTATATGTGAGGGGGTTGCAAATAGATTAAATATTATATAGAATTATATAGAATTATATATTTTAATCCTGTAGGGGGAAAAATGGATGACCTATCTTGTATTTTAGATCTTATTGCTGGTATAGCTTTTTATTATATGTTTTTTATCATGAAAGATTAGCTATCTGCTTTGTTGTAATTGCGCCATAACTTCACGTGCTGTTTTAGGATCTATCTGCTCCGCTCGTTTGTTAACTTTCTTCATAAGCCTATCTGCAAGTATAGTATTGTTAGCAGCTCCAGCTTTTGCTAGCTGGGTCATATACTTTTGCATAGTCGGGTCAGTAACCATTTTAGCTGCATAATTTAGAGCAGCGGCACCGGCACCTACGGCGAAAAGTTTTCTCATGCCACCCATAAGCATCATAGCAACTCCAACGCCTACATTGTCAGTAATAATCTTTTTATTATTTTTAAAGGCATTTGCAGCGGCAGAACTTTGTGCAAGAAGCCTTTCAGCATTTTTAAAACTTTGGGTACCTTCTTTACTGATAGTATTGCCAAAGTTTTCAAGAATGTTTTCACTGACTTCAATCATTTTTTCATACAATTTTTTTGCTTTGTCAGGAGCTTCAGGAAGCTTTGCTCGTAATTCCCCAATATAATCCCATAAAGCTCGGGGATCTTGATTGTGTTTCAATACAATCTCTTGCAATGGTTGTATTTCATTTTCTAAGAATTTATACGCATCAGTCCCGCGAACCATTTTATTAAGATCATGTTGAATCTTAATAACTTCTGGTTTGTATTTAGTCATATCAATAGTTTTATTAGCCGCTTCAGCCTTCTTAATCACTTCATTTTCAAACACAGATGCTTCTTTTTGGGCAACATTATTTAAGCTTCCTGGGAATAAATTATAAGCAAGCCATATGCCATTTTTGATCAAATCTCCCGCAAGCTCACTACCAGTAGCACGTGCAGTTAACCATCCAGCAGTATCACCACCTGCAGCTACGCCGGCAGCTTTAGCTAAATCTTTAGCAACTGCTTTAATACCACCTTGTGCAAATGATTTAGAAGGACTCGAAAGAAGAGCAGCAATCTGCCCCATATCTTCATACCATTTTTGTGTAGCTGTTTGTGGTGTAAGATATTTTTCTGCTTCGGTACCTTTAGCTAATTTACCTATACCCTTTTTTAGCTCAGTAGAAGTTGGAAATGGAGATGCAACAGTTGGAGTTATAAGTTCACCTTCAGATAACATTTGCAGGAATCTAGGGTCATCAACTTCAACCCCAAATCTATCAGCCAGTGATTGTAATTCTTGTTGTTGAGGTCCTTCAACAGATAAAGCAGATTTATATTCTGGTAACTGTAATCCTTCAGGTAATAATCTATTAGCTAAACCACCCAAGCCAGAAAGTAAATCTCCTGTAAGCCCTAATTTTCCTGCACCAAATCCAGTTCCAAAAGAAGATACTCGTTGGGCCATTGAAGTAGATTCATTGGCTAATGGAACATCATATCCTTGGGAACGTAATAATTCAGCTTGTTCGGCGCTTACTTGTCCCTGTTTAGGTATTTCACCTAAAGGAGCCTGTGTAATTGCTCCAGGTTTTTTAACAGCAGGTTCACCTTTAAACAAATCTAATGCAGATTGCGCCCATGTTTGTGGCTTTGTTAATCTCTTGTATTCAAGATTACGTACTTCTTTTGGTTGATAAGCCAGATCACGTGGTAATCCCTGTGATTCATAATAATTGGCAAGTTCTTCCGTTTGCTGTGTTTGTTGTTGCTGTTTTAACAAATTTTGTAATTGGCTGGCGCGTTGATTTTCTATATTGGCTATAAGTTTTTGTTGTACAGCAGGATTCGCATGGAATTGCGATAGGATATCTGCATGCTCAGGATATTGCTTTTCAAACAATGTACGTTGCTTACCGCGAGTGAACTCACCAACAAACGTGCCAGCTAAACCCTCTAAAGCTTTGCCTAAAGCAGAACCTGCAGCTTGTCCGCCATATGCGCTACGACCAGGAGTATTGATAATTTGAGCCATGATTAGAATCCTCCAAATTTACTAGCACCGATATTAAATGCATTAGCACCACCTATAGGTAAATGCTGGGTACCACCTATGAGATTACCTAATGAGCCACCTAAATTAGACATATTTGAACGTGGTTGCATACTGCTAACTTTTTGTGGAGCTTGTTGACCTACTGAACCGAATAGAGCGTTAGCTAAAGCTCCACCAGCTGCTCCCGCTAATGGTCCACCAAAGGCAGTCGCACCAGCAGCTATAAGACCGGGGAGTGCAGTTTGTAGGAATCCAGGTTGTTCTGGATGATAGATGTTTTCAAATTGTTGTTGTGAGCCAATACCGCCAAGTTGCCCAAGCAATTGTTGTAATAGCCCTTGTTGTTGTAGGCCAAATTGTGATTCTTGAGCGGCTAGGCCTTCTTGTAATCCAGCACCAGCACCACCAAGAGTTTGTGCGAATCCAGAACTTGATAAAGCGCCTCTGCCCAATGTATTAAATCGTTCTGCGATACTCGGTATAGTTTGTTGTTCAAACTGCGTGCGTGCGCGCTGAGCAATAGGACCAAAATCAAATCTACCTTGGCCTTGAGGGCCACCCATAAGATTTTGTAAGAGGTAAGGTATTAATTGTTGTACGCCAGTATTGGCTGCAACATTGGTACCTGCTTGTTGTGGTGTAACGGTACTTAATTGTTCATTGCGTGCTTTTGTGCCAGAAAAAAAACCCATGTACTATCCTTTCTCGATAACTATTAATAGCCTAATTAAGTCAGCATTATAAGCTACTTATTTTTTTATATACTCTATAACTACAATACATTGCGTATACAAAGAATAATCAGTGCCGCCAGTAGTTATGGTTACATTAGTAGCATCAACATCCAATTGTAGGTTATCAGCCATCAAGGTAGCAGAAACATAAGGGATGGGTATCCAGTTAATAGTAGAGGGTTTTGTTGCAGCACCGTAAATCCTCGTCGCTATGTATGCAGAACTTGGTCCAATATTATGCGCAACTGTTTTGGCACCAGCGGCAGGAAGCGCTCCGAAATTAACAGTCATTCGAAAGCTTGGTCTATAATCAGTTTGATCAACACCCGTGGGTTGAAAAAATTGTTGGTTATTAACAAACTCTTGGGTGGTATAATAAGCGCTATCTTTAAGATTTATAGCAATCGACATCTGATTTAGATTTTGGTACATACGCACCAGTAATTCTTGCATGGGTTCATTTATACCCTCAGTCTCATATATCTGACTAGGATCCCATACGTTACTGGTAGGTAATAAAACACTCAATGGATCTGGCATAATTTCTCCTATTGAAGTCGATCTGATGTGCTCATAGCTGTGACTGCGAAAGCATGTAATTCGAATCCAACAAGAGAAACATTTTTATCTCTCATTTGAGCATCCGAAAAATACATAGAAAATTGGACCGTTTCTCCCTCTGCCTGCAGGTACAGGCTGTGCCACAATCGGTCTTGTTGCGATTCAAATGGATATAAAGCATATGGACTTGTCTCAAGTACATTCGTTCCCACTAAAGCCCCTGTAGCTTGTCCTCCCGCTAAAAGAGAAAAATTAGAAGAAGATATATAAGAATCAACGGTAATTGCACCGGTAGGGGTACGTGTAACAAGAAAATCTATCTTAGATATATAAGCATTTCTAAGCTTCTCCACATAGAAATTATATTGTTTGCTGGTGAGCACTAAAGGGCTAACGCGAGCTACAGTTCCACCACCAGCGTAGGTTCCAGAAAATGGTTGCTCAATAATGATATTGTTTGCATCAACTATAGAAAGCACTTGCGTTATAATATCGTTTAGACCAGTCAATCCTACCGCACCTTCAGGAAGAATATAGTCACCCGCTATAAGATTATGATCAATTATAGTAAGTTGTCGAGTTGCTGTATTTACATTAGTTATCTGGAGCACCCCTGCATTTCTACTACTATTTTCACCTGTATTACAGACGAATGTATATCCTTCTTGATTACCACCTATAACAGCACGGAATCCAGACTGGAATGTAGGATCTACCCATAGTTCATTCTCTTCTTCCCATTGATTATTATTCTCTTCCCAACTCATAGTATTAATAATTTGGAAGTAACCAAAACAGGTAATAGAATCATCAAAAAATGACCAGGTATTAGCCTTGTAGTTATATACGAGAACACGGGTAGGATACTTACGAGGAATACTAGTTGCTGCTTGTGCAGATGTAGGAAAGGTCCAATATACCAGCTCAGTAAAATAATCACGGATACCATATACGCGTATAACGCCATCCGACCCATCCAAAATATTAAATACCTCATCTGGGATTAAATCATCTATACGTTGTACGTTTGATCCGTTGCAGCTCATAACCCCAACTTGCCCTATAGATAGCATATATTTATCAAACGGTATTGCACTAAATGTAGATTCAGATCCATATTCGGTATTTAATTCTTGCCATACAAAGGGAGTAACTTGGTTGCCCGTGTAGACTAATTCCCATGTACTTTTTTCAAATCCAACAATGAGTCGATTCTTGATAAATTCTACGGTGACGATAGCTTCGGGCGTTGGACAATCTATTTTCCCACCACGCCCTGGGGTAACTCGATCCCATTGCACAGCGCTTGTAGGATCTCCAGTCGAAGAATAAGCTACGCGATTAACATAGCGTTGATAAGTAAAGGGACCTGCACCTGTTTGCTCTACTATGTTAAGGAGTAATAAGCGATTTTGAAAAGGTACTACAATGAGTGCAGCAACAATTATATCATTAGCGCTCGTAGAATATTGAGGTAATAAGAAATGCCATAAAGCTGCAGCTTCATCAAAATATCGCACCCCATCATAAGCATTAGTGCCAGTATTAAAATAGTTATTCGTTGTAAAAAAAACACTAACACCATCGGTAGGTCCTCGGTAATTTGTTGACCAGAAGAAATTAGTATCATTGCCAGACCATAAAGCAGCTCCTGGAGTTGCTTCGCCAGCCAATCTTGTCCATCCGGTAGATAGATAGCGATAAGCAAACCTAGTATCAAACCCTATGGTAAATTCTTCATTAACTAACTCTGTCTCAAATTGAGTTAGTCCCATAACGGGAAGGCCCGGATAGAAGTAAACAGTGGTTAAAGCAGCCGCACCAGTAATATTAAATGCGCCATTTGTAGTACTATATGTTGCTACAGCTACACTTAAATCGGTACGCAACATTTGCTGAACGGCCCCAGCAGTAACCACAGTAAATAGTACAGATCCAACAGAGAACATTTGTCCAACAGCAAACACATTTCCAGGCACAGTGCCAGCCAGAGTACCAGCTCCGTTGGTAGCACCCAAATTAACTCTTAATCGTGATTCTTTTTGATCTTGGCCAGTGCCCATATACTCTACACCAAAACGTTTACGCACACGTCCACGAAATAGATAGAGGTTTTGTAATACTGCGAAAGCCTGGTCTGAAATCAACCAGGGTTTTACGTTGTTTTGTAGGCCATCAGTAAGGGGAGCTATAAGGAAACGATCTTGTGGCATAGGTGTTCCTTATGGAGTTGCAGGTCCGATAGCTAAATAGCTTAAATTAATCGCACTCGCAACATTCCATGCAACAGTAAATCCTGTAGATAGGGGAGTATATACTATTGCATGATATTGAGTTGAATTCCCAGAAGGAGCGCTTCCACTTAGTAAACTCGTTTGTAGTATAAATGGTTGTGATGTAAATGCTGGTATAGTAACACCTGTAGGATAGTTAAATGCAGTGCCAGCATTTGTTCCGCTTGTTAAAGAAAAATTACCCCATTTCATTAACAAGCCACACGGAAGCCATGCCCATCCATTTTGATTTGCTAGACATGCAGTAAAAGGAATAGGGACATTGGGCCCAGCTAAATCATCTCTTAAAACATAAGCTTCTGATTGTGATGTTTTAGTATAAGTTTTAGCATATAACGTCATTTCGCCCGTAGCAGCTGCAGGATCTGCAGTTTGATCTGGCATCTCTACAAATTTATGCTTACCTTCTTGATCAATTCCAGTGCCACCAAAAGTACCATGATTTACATCAATAAGTTGTTTTATAGCCCTGAAATTCTGTAATATAGGATCTTGTGTTGATGAAATCGTATCAGTTGGCAACGGTACGTTATTATTATAGGCCATAAAATTTCCTTAAAAGTTACCAGTTCCCCACCAGAAGCCATTATTATTAGGGCCTTGGGTATTTTCTGTATATATAGTTGCTACACGTTCATTGGTATTCTGTACGATTGTTCTTCTCAATGCCATAGCCATCTGATCTTCAAACTCTTGCTGTATCAGCGATAAGCTATCCATATCTAATTTGTCTTGGAATATTTTCCGAGCTGCCCCAAGGGCATAGAGTTGCCACCATTGATTAAGTTCTGGATGTTGAGTGGTGTCGAGCATCTCAGTAGGTTGTACATATACTTCTACATCAACTCTATATGGTTGATCAGGAATAGGACGAAGTATAAAACTATCATTAAAATAACAGATTGTTTGCGGCAACGATGGTACGTAAGGTATAGTCTGGCTATTTATTGCTCTTCCAACACCAGGAGCTGCTGAGAATGAGAATGTATAAGCTCCGGTTACGTAGTTAATAGCACCAACAGCTATATTGGTATTACTATCAAATAAAGTTCCAGTACCATCAGAAGGAAACAAAGGAGCATCAAAAACCGAAAGACCTTCGTTATTAACACCAACCGAATCAAATAGAACGTTATTAGCCTGTACAGGAACATTAGCCAATGTACCTGAAAAAGAATTAGTGACACCATCTCCTATAACACCTATGGATGCAATGGCATTCGTTTGTGGATATATATTAAATAACTGCTCACGAGATTGTGTCCACAATACTTGCCAACCGGCTATATATGCTGGTGGATTAATAGATATAAACCTATTCTTAAAATCAAACAATGGATTCTGACTGAATGCAGGATCACTTATATTCTCATATACATCCTGGTAGGGATTAGTATAAAAGGTAAAGGTTTGCTTTAAGTTAAACAGCCGTAAATGCTCAGGAAGATCATATAGCACAAAGGTGTTAATATACTGATCTAATTCAGCAGTGCTTAACTGTGCCTCTGAAGGTGTCCGTGTTAAACGTCGTACTTTAGTACGTATCGCATTTAATGTAGAATCTGCCATTACTACTCCCCTGCGTCTCGGCATAGCCCAACGGGCGACGACGGACGTTCTTTTTTATAAGGCTAGCAAGAGTTGCACTATATACAATCTTTACGTTGCAGAGAATGGAAGTACGTTTTGCGTGGCATTCTGTAACGTACTCGAGACCTCACCTGTTGGTACGACTTGAGGGCATGTATAACTCACGCCCTCAACAATCGTAGGAATGATGAAAGAATCGAAATTTGTCGTATCAATATCCACCAGAAACGTCGTTGCTGAAGTGACGGTTATAGCGCCCGATAATTGATTTGCTTGCTGCATACCAAATCCTTCCGGTATATACAGACGTACAATGAGTCCATTTAAATACTGATGCGGAAAGGTAGTGGTAACCTGCGCAGGAAATCCATTGGTAATAGCTTCTATTATACGCATAGATCGCTGGAATATTGGATTTGGTGAAGCATAGCAAAAATAGGGCATCGTCATTCCTTATTTAACTGGTGCTAATTCGACATTGATAATACGTTGTGCTCCCGGAATATCATCCATCTCAAGAAATTCCATGCTCTCAAAAGCAAAACGTTTAATCTTCTTACCAATACGCATACCAACATGTGGCATATCGGGATTAATACCTGCAATCATAGGACCATGATTACCGATCATTTGTAAACCACGTTCTGTTTGATAGTGCTCATATTCTGGATACCAGCCATTCTTATTCAAATGGCGCATAACCCCACGGGGAACGGTATATATTTCACCATCAAACATGCGGTATCTTTCTACCGGGTCTTCTTTATATTCGCGATATACGAATTCCATGACACCGTTTGGTACTTCATAGTAACGAAATACACCGGTAACGGTTTCACGATCGCGATCGCGCATATATTTTAAATTAAGTTTTTTTGCATCTTTATTTGGCCCTTGGGTATGAGCAGTTTGTATATGCCCAATAACGGCCGATCTTGCTTCTTCCATACTCTTCCTTTCAAGAAAGGGGGCACAAGGCCCCCATTATTATAATCCACCGAATTGCGATTTACCTGCAACCCAATACATTCTGTCACTTGTGGCAACGTTTCCTGCTGACCAAGAAATAGTTCCAGAAGGACCAAGTATAGGAGTTGTAAGAATAGCGCCAGCACCACCAGTTCCTAATACCATACCCAAATAGCCTGTGTTGACTGTTGAGTCAGCAAGGATACCTGTATTAGTATTGAAGATTTGGCTTCCGCCAATGGTTGGTGTTTGGCTATATGGACTTACTAAAGCAGCAGCTGTATCTTCACCAAAAGGAACAACCTCAGGGAAGTTAGAAGGCATCTGTGCAATAGTAGGCCATGTGAACGCATCATATGCAGTTGTATCAATGTTGATCGTAAAGTTATAATCATCAATTACTTGAACAACTACTGCAGATTGGCTTGCGCTTGTAGGGAAATAGTTATTATTTAATTGAGGATTAAGTTGAATCATACCTGATGCAGCAGGGATATTAAAGCGTACTGATTGGCCTGGAGTTAATCCATGCGCAACTGAAGTACTAACTTGTGCATTCACCGCACGTGTAATATTAGTAACAATACGACGACGTGGGTAGAATAGCTCACTATTAGCATTGTATACAATGCGATAGAAGCCAGCTCCACCAATAGCACCTGGAGCGGTAGCTAAAGCATTTGATGCTGCTAAAAGCGTGAAGCTTGTATTTACTGTTACAGCACCTACAACCATATCAACACCATTAACATCAGTTTGTGCACTATTGCTCATACGAACAACAGTACCTACAGAAATACCCGATGTATCAGCTGTACTTACTACCGGACGCGTTGCGTTTGTAGAAGCAGTCGTTGCAACAGCAGGTCCAAGTAATGGCTGTGCACCTTGTGATTGACCTGATGGATCATACAAAGTAAATCCGCCAGAAGTTATCGTATCACCAGATATTGCTTGACCAGCATTGCTATAAAATTTAACAAATGCAGATCCAGCTGCCATACCACGTTGCCAGTAGAATTCAACACCTACAGCACCATTAGCAGTCCCATTAAAATAGGCTGCATTAGTACCGGCAGCACCAGACTTAGTGAAGTTTCTCACCCACATAAAGTCTGCGTTTGAAGGTATTTGAATATAGGCAGTATTGGCTTGTCCAATCTCAGCATTACCTGGGTTTGGGTTAGCTAATCCAGTTGAATTAGCTAAAAAGGTACCTTGACCTAAAACGGTTCCATCCATGTTAATCCTTTCCTTATGCTAGGGTGCAACGTAAATTGATTAACCATAGATCGTTCAACAGGCGAGGGACCATAGCAGTCTTCCAACCTATAGATGCATTCTGAGCCAATGGATCAGAGTAGATCGGTGAACGATAAATGAAACTGTCTGCATAACCTTCTTGTTTTACGTTTGCATATGCTTCGCGGCCTGTGCAGAATATGGAGTACACATTCTTACCAAGGCTTGAAGCATTAGCAGCAATCGCACCAATAGAAGATACTTGGAAACGTAGATTAGAAATTGCACCATATTCACAATCAGGAACGTTATTATTGTTCGGGTATTGTGCTACGTTTGCAAATCCAGCAACGTTGTTCAAGTTAGATACCAGATCCGTATGGCATAATGCTAGGTAAGCATTACGAACGGGGCTTGCGCTTTGTTACTCCCTTATGGGGGATGCATCATTTCTGTGCATCTCAGAGCCTTTCGTAACTCTGGTCGGACTATCACATCACCTTACGGTGTTTCTGGGTTTAGTCTCTCACGCTGCATGCTTACGCTGCTTGCGCCTTGTCGCCATAGTTTCCCTTAGGCTTCCAAGTCAATTACCAGAAATTTTAATTGGGCCAAATTAACCCAAAACGGTCTTCACCTTGAATCAAGTCAGTGATGGTATAGGCGTTATTTCCCATAAGGGCTTGAATAACAGTATCAACATCACTACGTGTGATTTCAGTTGGGCTATCACCGTTAACGCCACCAACGCAATTGATGAATGATGCGGTTGATTGCAACATATCGCGCGTAAGCTGGTCTTCAGTTTGGCGTAAAGATACGCCAAGACGGCGAGAACCTTCGTTTAATACCATTCTGTTACTTTTGTGACCTATTTCTAGGCGGGCAAACCTCTTCGGATTCACCTCTGCATCTTTCGAATGCAGGTCAGACTATCGCATACCCTTGCGAGCCCATCTCACTTAGTCGTTCAGCCTGGACAAATAGTAAATGATCGTGTACAATTGTATAATATAACTGGTCCATAAAATAAGGTATCCTATGGAAGAAACACGACGACGCAAATACTATAAACGATCTGAAAATTACGTTCCAACTATCTACAAAGATACCGATCTTGCCTATATGGCTGGTATCGTTGATGGTGAAGGATGTTTCTATATGGGCATCATTCCCAAAAAGAAGGGCGATGGCTATGTAAGCGAACATTATCGCGGTCTTCTTAAGATTGATAATACTGATTATGTTCTTATAGATTGGCTTAATCAAACCTTTAGCGGAACCAACTCTGCTGCCACACGTACCACCTCTACTCAGAGATTCACACGTGAAGTATTCAGTTGGATTGCCACAGGTGATAGATTGCTCGATCTTTGTGAACAAATTCTGCCCTATCTTACTATCAAGAAGAAACAGTGTGAGATTATGATTAGGTTTAGAAAAACTTACACCGAAAGGCTTGGAAGCAACAAAGTTTCTAAAGAAAACCTTGAAGTTCGTCAGACTTGCTTTGAAGAGATTCGTAAACTTAATTCTCGCTTCCACTTACATCCTTTAAAACAATAAATTCAAATCGCGTCCTTGGCCCTTGTCACCCTAGCAAATGCCGTAGGCTTCCAAGTCAATCAGAGACGGTTTATAGACCCCATATTTTTTAGGGTCTTGATTTTGTAAAGTGCAAATCTGTTACTTTATGACTCTTTCGAGCGGGGATCCCTCTTCGGAGTTCCCTCTCTATATTGCTATAGAGTTCAGACTATCGCTTCGCTTTCGCGCCCTCTCGCTTAGTCGTTCACGGTGCTTTCGCTTCCGCCTTGTTGTCCCATAAGGAGTTCCAAGTCAATCAGAGTGGGTTTAAAGCAGGCCATCATTAACCTGCTCGTTTATTGTCACATACGTCTTTAACAATAAACTGTTACGGCACGTTTACCGTAAAAACTTATCTTCGCATCGATATCTACAGCTGTTAAATTTTGTGGTGGAGGTGTAACACCGCTGTTACCCAATGGCACCATAGCCGTATTTAATGGATTATACCTGCGGAAGCGGATTGTCGTACCACCTTGTCTAGGCATAACTTGATACATTGCTGCTAAGTTATGAATGAAATTGGGGATTGGTACGGCGAGCAACTTGTATGCAAAAGATTGCTGGACCGGCGCAGGAAGACTTGATGTAGTCGTTATACTCATCATATCTCCTTATTTTTTTTATTTTTTTTACTACTCAATTGTATTTTTTCATGTTATTATAATCATCATTAGGTGTAAACTAAAGATTTCAAAGAACAGTGGTAAATACAAACTAAAACCATGTGGATTTGGGATGACGACTCCCGCGTACTGTCTTGAGTTGACGAGACTCAGATACTGTCATGTGAGGATGGCGACTTCTCATTACTGCCACTAACAGTATAGGATGAATTTAAAATGATTGGCAAGACATTTCACAAATGGACAGTTTTAGCTGAATGGCCCAGTGAAAAACCAGGAAAGCATTATGAATGTATGTGCGAATGTGGAAATATTCGTATAAAAGCAGGAACTGATTTACGTGCAGGTCGTGGAACTCAATGCGTAGATTGCAAACTCAGAATGTTACATAACCCAGCAGACGAAATAGGGAAAAAATACGGTAAATGGACCATAATAAGATATGTTGATATGCATAGAAAGCTTATGCGTTATGAAGCAGAATGCGATTGTGGACATCGAGCTTTACAATGTGCATCAGAATTGAGATCAGGAAAAACAACACAATGTAGAACATGCCACAATAGAGAAATTGCAGCAAAAAATACCAAGCATGGCATGATTAATACATCTATTTACAAAACATGGCAAGCTATGATAAATCGTTGCACCGCGCCACATGCAACCGGTTATAAGGATTATGGCGCAAGAGGTATAACTGTATGTGAACGTTGGCGTAAATTTGTTAATTTTTATGCAGATATGGGAGATAGGCCAGAAGGATTAACCCTGGATCGCATAGATAACAATGGAAACTATGAGCCTTCAAACTGTAGATGGGTTACGCATCAAGAAAACTGTAACAATCGTAGGCCTTATGTTCGTAAGAACCCACGCAGAACCAAGGCTGAAATAGAAGCAGATAGAACTAAAAAGCAAATCTAGTTATACTTGATTCAAAATTGCGACATCGGCCTGTGCTCACTATCGATTGTGGACAGCATGGTGCAATAACCTACCACGGGGTGCCGGTGTCCACTTATTAGGATTAAAAATGAATTCAGTTATTTTATATCTCAGTATGCTCATCGCAATTCCTGCAGAACATATGGATTACTACGAGCGCTATGCAGATGAATATGGCATTACTTTAGAACAAGCTTTAGAGCGACACATCATACACAAAGTAGGATTTCCTGGTTTGTATGACGTTAAAGATACACGAGTATTTGAAGAAGATATCATTGAGCATCCATTCTATGGACCAATGACACCAGTAAAATAAAAGGGCCCCTTGCGGAGCCCCATATTATCCTAGATACATATACCTAGTTTTTTAATCACTGTTCGGATAGAACAAATATGCAAAGTGCTGCCGTAATTTAGCGCCTACAATAATCGATATACAGAAAGTAACTGCAAAGCTAAATCCTGAATATGAATTGTATGCATTAACGGGCATAAGACCAAGATATGCAAGTAAACTGAAAGCTGATACTAATACACAGCTAAATGCAGCTGTATGACATATCTGATCGTACAATGCAGTTTTGAACTTTATCATACAGGTCCTGTTGCAACTCCACCAGCAACGCCACCGGCTACCGAGAAGGTAGTTGCGGTTGCTTCTGCAATAGGTGCTACCGTTACTGATGCTATTTTAAATGCAGCACCATAAGCAACTGGTCCAGCAGCAAGCGCTGGAAGGCATACAATAGCAGTTAAGCCATATACTAAGCCATATCCTAAAAAGCGTCCTGCCCAAAAGCCAGCATTAGCGCCACCGACGCCGCCTGCTTTAAGCACTGGTTGGAATTCAATACGATATTCGTTGCCTTCAACCGAGCGTTGTACATCAAAATATCCATGCTCTTGCAACTTTAAGAGTGTAGCAACATCATAGCTGCGTATCTCTCGTTCAACTGCATAGGCTGGAACCTGCTGCGTAACACCCATACGTTGTACCACAAATGAAGAACCATCATGGAATAAACGATCAGGACTTGAAGGTCGTGAAGTTAATTCTACTAAACTGCTTGCTGCATTCAAACTCATTCCCATAATTAAAGACAATAGTAGTCTTTTCATAGATTTAGCTCTCTAATAAAGAATGTTAATAAAATAAAAGATGCTTCTGATCAGAAGATATATAAACTATATAATATTATGATTTGTTTGTAAAGATATATTTTAATTTATTTTTTTATTTCAGGTAGTAGCATCGATATCAAACTTTTCTTTAGGCAATTCCATCCAATATTTGAATTTTCCCGCATGATTTAAGTCTACTTTTACGGTGCCATCATAAATTGCAGGATCAAAAGCTAAATAAAATGATAAATCTTCAATATCATACTGTGCTAAACAGACACGGCCTTTCCACATAACCAGAAATGGTTTTTCATTTTTTGGAAGGTCATTATAATCATTAACTTTAATCCATTCCATATAATTCCTTAGGTAAATCAGGTAATGGCATCCAATGAGTGAACTTTGATTCACGTTCCCAATCTACCCGCCATGCTTGAGAATAACCAGCAGGTTCGAACATTATATAGAAAGAACCTTCTTCAACATCAAATTGCGTCATGCAAATTCTTCCTTTCCATAGAGATAAAAAAATTATACCATCGCGTGGTAAATCTTTAGAGTTCGAACACTCAATCCATTCCATATCATTCCTAACCGGTAGTCTACAAGGGCAATAAAACCATGGATAAGCTGTAAAGATAGTCAGATAACAGTCGATATATTAAAACAATCAACTCATCCATGGCAATAGTCCATACAAACAATAGTAGATAAGAAACGTGACGTTAAAACTTATCTACTACTGCCTGATGAACAAGCATTGCGTGTTTAAAAAACACAACAATAACTATGGGCTAGCTTACACTCTTCTGGCAAATTGTTCCATCTCTTCGCGCAATTTCTTTTTCAACTCTGGTGTTAAACCAGCACCGAATACATTGGCTTGTGCTAGCGGCGAATCTCCCTGCTGGGAACTCATGCCGGCAGATGCCTTTGGTTTTAAAGCGTTTTTTTGTGCTTGTTCTTTATCGCGGTTGTAAGTTGGCTGTGGATTGTTCAACACTTTCTCCTTAATAGCTAAATAGGCGAAGGTAAACTGTGCATAGGGATCATTAAGATTTGCTATACTACGAGCCGCATCAGGATCGGCATCCTTCAACGCTTCTATATTCTCTGGAGATAATACCTTATCTATATCCGGATACTTACTACGGGCTTTATTTTCAGCAGCAAGCTGATTACTTTGGCGTTTCATAGCTGCAAGCTCTTCTTGCATCTTAGAAAGCTCAGATTTCACCTGCTTTTTGACCTTGGAGATATGTTTACCTTCAACAATATCATCGTCACCAAGAGTAAAATCAAAATTATCAGGCTGCTGATTCCCCTGGCGCTCTTGCAGAAGTCTAATGAGTTCAGATTTTTCGCGCTCTGATTGTTCCCATTTGTCACGTAAGTTACGTATGTCCCTTTTATACAGGGCTGCTGGATCTGGTTTAGGGGGCTCTGGAGTGTGATCCACCGTTTGTTCAATGGCATCTGGTGTCTCTTCCTGGGTTGCTTCTTGGATAACTTCTTGTTCGTCTATCATTACTCATTCCTTATATAAATATTAAACTCTCACCATTCAATTCCATTGCACGTCTCTCGAGTGTCCCATCAAAGAAATCCATAACAAATCTGAGTAATTCATGCTCAGATTTATCAATCAACAGACATTGTTCTTTCATCATCAACGCAGCATCTTTAGATGGGATAACCCAGAGAAATTCTAATTCTTCTTTAGCTCTGTCATATTTATAGACAGTCTGATCATAGTTGGGGGATGGACAGGATTCACGGGGTATAAAATAGTTACGCAAGACGTTATCTAATATACGCTCACGCTTAGTCTCTATATGGATGTAAAAGTCATTGGTAAAAAGTTTTCTACCATTCTCGACTGCTAGGTAGATATTAGCCATCCATTCTTCTTGCATAGCACGTTGTTGCTCGATTACATCCGTTTTTTCATAACCTTTTTCCATTAACCGGACAGCAACAGCTCCGACAGTTTCCTTCTTTTCCACCAAAGGAACCTGGAGCCAATTATTCTTTTCTTCCATTACTACTCCTGGGTTTTTCTTTATTTGTAGCATAAAGTGGCTTATAAACAAGAGGAACATCAGCCGGATGAGTAGCTGATGTTCCAGATAGGAGAAAAAAATGAAGCGCTTTTATTTCACTAATGCTGCACTAGGTTGACATGGCGTAGTAAAAGGTTGGCATCCTATGGTAACTGGAGCACATGGAACACATGCTGCGCCAGGTGTACAGTTCAATGAAGATAGATAATGGATAGTAAATCCAGATTCACCTTGGAGTGCACCATTAGCCTCTAAATTCACGGTTCCAACAAACGAAGTTAATCCTGATATTGGGTCAACAAAGAACACTTCATATTTCATAGTTACGATATCTCCAGCATTCAACAAGGTTAGGCTTGTTAAAGATGAAGATTGATCTGCAGAAAATGAAAGATAAGGCACCGTCTCACGGCGTAGCAAGTTACCATTTACTAATACTGACTGAATACCAAGAGGGATACCAATAATAGTACCTGCACCCAAAAGATTATTGCTTTTGATGTGGAATGAGAGCAAATAATAACCAGAAACCGGTGCAGTATATTTAAATGGAGCTAAAGATACATTGCTATTGGGGTCATCAATAACAACATCCCAATCAATAGAAGATCCCAAATTATATACACTATCTGCAGAGTTAGTAACTGCTGCACGATATTTTTCACAATAATTAATTGTACCTACCGTGAGTTCGTTAATACAAGCTTTAGTAAGCGTAGCATTTTGTGCACACAGATCATTAGAAACACTTTTAAGCGAATCTACTTCTGCTGCTTTAATTACGCCAGAACAACATATGTTATTAACTATTTCATTTTCTGCAGATAAGTTTTTAACTTCAATTTTTTGAGCACAAATATCATCCAAAATTAACTTTCGAGTACATATTTGCCCTGCTCTTACATGTTCGACACAAAGTTTTTCAAGGTTAAGTTCGTTCTTACAATTCATAGTCGCACAATTCGAATCATTATTTTGACACATAATGTTCCTTCATTAAGACCGTTATAAAACTTCCTTCACAACTCGAAATAACAGTTGATCTCCTTATAGGTAATACTCTACTTTCTCTTCATACAACAAACACACGATAATAATAATCGCCTATATCTAATAAGGCGCCTACGTTCTAAACGCGGCTGCCTATTTTCAGCAATAATGCACGGTATATCTGGTTCGCTTGGGCTTTCTTGAGCTGCTGTGGTAACTTCGGGGTTATCCGATGCACATACTAAAAAAAACATAAACAACACAATATACTTCATAGTTATTTTTTCTTTTTCTTCTTTGATTCTGAAATGGCTATCGCGATCGCCTGGCGTGGATTGGTTACCACAGGCCCTTTTTTAGATCCTGAGTGAAGTTCGTGTTCTTTGAACTCTCTCATTACTTTCTTTATTTTCTTCTGTGCTTTTGTTTTCTTTTTCATCTTAAGCCTTTCTACAACGGCAAGGGGTTGTTCGGCACCGTGTACATTGCATCATTTCTTTTTCTTTCTCTTAGCCAGACCTTGTAGCGTGATTGCAAGGCGGGCGCGACGCCCTTCCTTACCGCCTGCTTTAGCAGCTTTTTTGAGTTTTTTTTTAGTGATCTTCTCGCCTTCTTTAACGTGAAGTTCTTTATGCAATGCACCTTTGTGCTTTATCGCCGATTGGATCCAATTCTTTTTTGCTTCAGCCATCTTACTACTCTTTTTTATTGGGCCCTACGAGCTTTTACACTCAATAGGGCCTGCACCAATACGTCTACTTACTCAAACGTGTATCCCATTGCCGTACACGTTCTTCAATCTCTTTTTCACGCTTAGTTTGTTTAGAAGCCATGGGGGCTGGGACTCCCATAACTTGATAAGCTATCTTAGTCGCTTTTTTAGATAATCTTAACATTGCAGGCATAGGAATTCCTTAGTTCTTACGGGTAGTTCTATTTGCTTCGATTGAGCGAACTGCTTGATCGATTTGCATATCAATACCATGGATATCATCTGACGGTATCATAAGCAATGAATCTTCACATTTCGGCCAGCCTTTAACCATAGCATGTGGTGGCATATTAGCTATAGCACCATAATCATTATGGATCATGCCTTCGCTGTCATGCTTGCCGGAGTAATGCTTCATGCCGACGCCAACACCTTCTGAATGATGACCATCATGAGTTCTATGATGGTGTGTACCATGATAACGTTTATGTTTAGCCATTGTGGCTCCTTTGGTAGAAACTGCCCTTCGTAGCTTGAGCGTAGTAGGGCAAGGTTTAAAAATGTACCTCTAACTACCTAGCAGCAACTGGCTGCGTCGGTATATTATTCTGTTTTATAGGCTTAGGTCCCGCTTGCAACTGTTGTTGGACTCGTTGCATAAGAGACTGTCTGCCAGCGTCTGCCACTTCATCAACTGTCTGTTGTGCCGCTTCTTTAGCTTGCACTACATGCGAAAGTTGAATTAATTTTTCTATATTTGCTAAGTCTACAGACTCAAGTTCTTTGAGTGCACGTACTGCATTTAAGATAGCCTGTTCTTCTTCGCGCTTAGCTTCTGCACGTTGTTTTACTGCTAGTTGTTGGTTCTCTTGTATTCTACTTATACGTTCAAGCCCGAGCCCTTGTTCTGCTTGCGCACTCGCCTGAGCCAGTTGCACACGAGCCATTTGCTCTTGTTGAGCAGCTTCCATTTGCGCTTGTTGTATTTGCTGTTGCTGTTGTTGTTGGGCTTGGATTGCTTCGACAAGTTTCTTTTTATTTTGGATAGTTGCGGATTCCACGAGTTGATCATCTGGAATTGGCACTCCAACTTCACGGAGTTGAAGAAGCTGTGCAAAACGGAGTTGACGTTGTGTATCCGTGTTCTCACCGTCTGTAACTGCGGCCGCATATTTTCCAAACGCTTTATTATAAAACTGTGCAGTGGGCTGTTCATTAATAATCCTCTGTACTTTTCCAGGGGTATAGTTTGTCTGAATCATATCGAGCATAATATTACCAAGCATCTTTTGCGCATAATCTAAGTTATCAAAGAATATCTGCAACGTAGTAAGACCAGCACCTTGCCTAAGCATCGATAATATACCTGCCTTATCATCCGTAGCCGAACCCAATAATTCTTCGTTAGCGCCTGAAATTTGATTTATTTCCTCAGCAAGTATGCGAGAGACTTCAAGTTGTCCTTGTGGTATGTCGGCAGCTGGTATCTTTTGTACGTCTGTTATTTGTGCTGATTTCTTGAGCGCTAAGCCACGACCTTGGCCTGAAAGGAATACATCCTTAGGATCTATAAGTGCATCTTCTTTGTATAACCAACCAGAGTTAATTTGTGATTCAAGAATATCTAATTCTATTGCCTTACGGCGGTTATAAAGAAACTGTGCATCTCGTAATCCACGCACGATGCCTTGAATACGCCAAGGGAAATATGGCATTTGGGGATTGTAATAGCCAACAACCGGAACGAATGGATAGCGATCGGTTCCACCAGGTTGTGGACCATCATACATGACCTTGCCTTGTACGACGATAGCCAAACGCACGGTCTGTATTTCCTGATCTACTTCAATCAGGTTATTCATAATCTCTGGGTTCTGTCGTTCATATTCGCGCAAAGCTTCATCGCCATGACGCCATTCCATTGATTCACCCGTACGAATATCCACTAATGATTTTTGTGTACGGTATGCACGATAATAATACTCATCATACGTAAGAAGATTCTTCATTGAGAAATTATACGTTTCAGGCATAAACTGGAACTTGGCATCTTTGTTGCCGGGAGTTCCTTCAAGGTTAGAAAATCCTAATACTTCTTCGGTTGCCCATGGAAGTAATGAAACTACTTCACGCTTGGTGAGAAAGTTACGTATCCAGATGAAGTTGCAATCAGAGAGATCTTTTTTGCGAAAGAATGGGTCTATGAGGAATGAGTTATAATGCTTATGATCTAGTTTTATATTACCGGAAATAGGATCTTCACGGTAATCCATCCATACTTGCAAGAGTGACATACCGGTAACCAATGCCCCCCTAAAGGCATCGGATATGGTTTCAAGAATGCCTTCTTGGCGTTCTAATTGCGAGAATATTTTTGTGTATTGGTCTGCGGTATCTTGTTCACCATTCTCTACAGGGATAATGGTTATGGATTTTCTATTGCGTACCTGATAGCCATGCACCATGTTGATAACACGACGGATGCGATTAAAGGCGAACTGACGACGTCTATTAGCAGGTATATTACCATAAAGTTCATTAAAAATAGTCTGATCGCCGGTTTCAAAACGGGTATCCACATCTGCTTCAGCCCAGAAAGATTGATTGATCGTAATGGCTTGCACATATGAAGCCTCCATCATCTGTAAGACATCGCGATGTACTTCATCTATATACATCGGTGATAATTCTGGCCCTATCATTACTACTGCTCTCCTGGCTCATGACAACTCTTTTTTATAATTGTAATGAGGTTTGATTAGGCGTACAAAACTCTGACGTAGATAGTGTAAGACGGGCTATAGTTGAAAGCAAATAAAATAGATGTTAAGATTCAAGATGCATATCCGTTTTGCCTTTTTTGGATAGTGGTTTAACTACTATCGTTTTGGGACTAGGGGCCTCATACCACCTAGTCCCTTCTTTATTAAGGGGCGAGTCTTTTTAAGAGTTTCGCAGCAGGTCCAGCATATGATTCTTCTTCACAAGCTTTCCATACTGAGACACATCTTGAGAGAATATCATCTACTTTTTCTGTATTTTGCTCTGATAGTGCTAAAAGATAACTGAGAAAAAGATCTTTGAATTCTTTTTTATCACAGTTAAAATATCCCTCTTCAACCTTCTCATCAAAACCAGGAATACCAATCATAAAATCTTCGATGGGTTCCATCAAAGGTCCATCATCAGTAAGTTTAATAAGGGCAAATCTAACCCCATGAGGTAATTCGCCACTGCAACTCAGGAACCATTTACCTTTTGTAGAATTTTGTTCGGTCATTTTTTCTCCTTCATGGGGGCGAGTTATACTAAAGGCAAATCTATATTTACTCTTTTGTGTTGTTCTTTTTCCAACATTATATTTACCCCCTTTTACTACTGTTATATTTTGACGACTTTTATTCATTTATCACCGCCATACATTCTTCACCCACAAAGCGAAAAATATAAGCAATGGCATAAGAACAAGGACGACCTGATGCCACCGTAAATGCCGAAAAATAACGTCCATGGCATATCGGTTACTATTTACCATTTCTGTTACGCTATTCACGGTGACTTCAAGTTTTCTTTTAAATTCATCTATGTAGGTAGTATTTGCTTCACAGGCAATAATATTATTCTTAAGACGTTTTTCGATACTAGTTATCTCTTTTTTGAGATGTTCTATATCTTGCTTAAGATCTTTTAATTGATTAGAACTAACTGCTTCTTTATTAGTTACTTTAAAAGCAGGCTTAGTTACTTCGGTAATTATCTTTTCTTCGTTCATCTTCTTCCCTTAATAAATATTATTATTTTCATATCTTGCAGCCAATATTACACCAGATATCATAGTCAACAGTCCAAACCAAATAAAATTTACCATTAAATCTGCACGAGTTATAGCCCAGATAGATATAATTATAATCATTATCATTACAGCGAACATACCAATAACAAATGAGATCGCTGCTATGATCGTTAAATAATCACGCAGCATGCGTGCAAACTCTTGTGGATGCTCAATATACCATTCAACTATATGCTTAATTCTTTTCATATTCCCTCAGGCATAGTATAGCAGACTAATAGTATACGTCATCACGCAGAGCTGCAGGTATATTGCTATTACTTGTACCATACATTGCCTCACGATAAAGATACTCACGCTCTTTAGAAGATATAGAATCTGAGGTGCGTGATAAAGATTGGCAAAGATAGCGTAAAGCATCTGCTCCATGACTATAGTTATCGTGCAATGGCTTACCCTTATAGATCTTGCGCTTACCATCATATTCCTGGCGGTAGTTTTCTAGGCAGCGTATTAACCCCTGAGCATTTACTTCATCAATCCAAATGCGTGGTAATGTTTTACGCACGAGTTCTATACCATCAGCTATAAGATCACGATCTATTACCTGAAATTCAATACCAAGATCGAGCGCAAGCTCTCTTCTTGTAGCTGCTGCACTGTTAGTATAGACGCGATGTTCCAAGTCATGTGGACCAAAATGGTTGCCATAACGATATTTCTTTTGGAGTACGAGTTCTATAAAGTATTCGAAAGGCATGTTGGGCTTTTCGTAGTAATCTATAACGCGAACTACCTGGCCTGCAACCTGGAAGAATATCACTGCTGTGCCATCTAAACCGATATCCCATGCGGTATGCACTTTCATCGTTGGTTCCCATGGAACGATACCAACCTGGCCTTTCAAGCGCATCTTATCTAAGTATTTAGCGTAATAGCTTCCCTCTACTCCAGCTGAAAAACTGCAGAAATATTCTTGTTCGATCATATCGTCTGACATCTCTCCAGATCGACGTTCCTGTTCAATAAGCTCAAGATCTATGTGCTGTGTCTCGTGCACCGTGAGCATGTAGGCGAACCACTCGTTGGGATTGGCCTGTGCAAGGTTGTATAATTCCCATAAGTTATTCTTACCACGGGGCGTGGATATGAAGACCGCGAAACCAGCGTTAGCTGTGAGTACCGGTCGAAGTAATTGATAGGCTCGGGGATCCTGGAGCGCGTATTCAGAGAACACAATCCCACGAGCGTTAGTACCAACAAGATTATCAACATTGTCTGATCCTACTACTTGTAAAAGGCTACCCCCTACTAGCCTAATTTTCATTTCTTGCGAGTTTACTGATTTAATGAGTTGAGGTGGAATATAATCCAGGAATCTCATACCATCATTCGTCACTGAATCCCAGAGAATCTTCTTGCCTTGAGCGTAGGTGGGATAACACATCCAATACACACCAACTTTACGTATAGCAGCACGAATAAGAAGATTCCAACAGGCCAGATCTTTACCAGCACGTCGTGGAAGGATTGCTATTACACGTTTGAAACCCTTATTCTCTATCGCATCGAATATAGGTAATTGATAGTCACGAGGCTTAAACTTATCCAAGTGGATAATCGCCTCAACAGGTATACTCATTACTACTCGCTCTTTTTTAAAGCTTATGCACTTGCTCTTCGGTTACGTTCTTCTTCAAGCCATTCCTTAAAGTCTTTGTATGCCAATGGTAGCATCATCTCCAATACTTTCTTTATAACTGCATCGGGTGGATCTTCTTGGTTGCATATCTCAATGGTGATCTGTGTAGTCCATGCTTTCTTTTCTTCACAGGTAACTTTACAGGCTTCATTAGAGCAGGCAGTCCAGAGCATGGGACAATTAACTTTCATATTCCAACCACTCCTTGCAATCCTGTAACGATAAAATACGTACCAGATCGAAATGTTTTTCTAAGTTAAGCTTGGTAGTAGGGCATATAAATACTTTTATATGCATGGCGAATTCTTTATCTTCACAATTGCCCATATTGCATTCATGACCACAGGAATAGATGGTTAAATTAAAATCTTTACTCACCATCTTCCTTCATGTGTGGTTCATAGGGTTCTTTAGTTTGTTCTCTTACGTCTACAAACTCCCAGAGAGATCCCGCATTGCTAAACAATTCGTACATGCCTTCATAACAACTACATTCCATCAATTTGGTTCTTCCTTTGCGATGACCTTTTAACTCACATAGCTCTATAGTTTGTTGTGTATGATGATCTTTTATAGCAGTAAGAGCATCCCTGAATTTCCAATAGTTAGGACGATCGATTCTATCTTGTAGATGTTCTTCTTTAGTCGTTATCATACTTTCTCCTATTAGGATTAACACCATTATTAAATTCATTGTAGAACCAAATGTCATAACATTCTCCGCATCTACCCTTTAATGGATAGCCATCAGGTCCCATTTCTGAGATATTCCCATCAGAATCACAGCGAAAGTATGCTTCTTTATTGCACACTCTACAATTTGATTTAATCATGTGTGCCCAGCTCATTATCTATCCTTTAACGCACAATCAAGACACCATCTTATCTCAGGATCTTTTTCTTTATAGATGAATCCATGGGATACATCTTTGGAACAATCAGAACAGGTAGCTCCTGGCCATCCTTTGCCTTGGGGATATACTTTATTGGGATCTCTTCTTACTAAATTTTCTTTCATCCGGTAGCCTTTCCTGCTGATCCGATAGGTTTTCTAACATCGGGGACTATATCTGTTGTGGCAAACTCAGGCACCATTACATTAACAGTTGTCGGGCCACTCTCTTGCGCCTTAGGTTTAATATCCTCACGCCATTTAATAAGATCACGGTAAGGCATATCATACACAGCCTGGTTACGCTCATATATTTTATAATAGTCTTGGTTGCTTGCGGCCGCTCTCTCTTCTCTACGCGCAGCTATGTTTGCACGAGCTACGTCCAAAGCATATTCAATCTGGGGCCAATCTTTTGCCCAATCATATATTTGTTTTGGTGCATGAGGGAGCGTGACCATAAACTTGGTTAAGATATAACTATCGGGAAGTTCAGACCAAGCTATCATTCGTCGAGCTATCGATTCAATATAATGTTGAGATGGGGGCTGATGTCGCATAGCAAAAGCTTCCCAAAAAGTAGGCTCTTGCTTTCCTACTGATTTGATAGCCTCCTCTTTCTTTTTCGTAGTTCTTTTTTTAGTATCTGCCATTTATTTAATCTCTATAATTGAAAATTCTGTTCTGGGAACGTAATCATAATACTTATGGGCAATAATTGTTGCTATCTGGGCATCGTCTTGTAAAAGTAGGCCGGTGCATACATCCTCATACATCTTAATCAGGTTAGATAGATCGGGTTTAAAGAAGTGAGGCCCTAAGGGTGTGTGATGGGGATGCATCTTACGCTTAGGGAGCTCAAGATAGAAACGTATATCTAATATAACTGGACCTTTATACATTTGCTGGTTGTGTTGTCCTTCAAGTGATATACGTATGAACTGTTTAATATTCTTTTGAGAATCATACATACGATTGCCTGAAGAGCGAGCACGAGCAAGGGGTACGGGATCACCTTGAACTACATACACTTGTGCATAGGGATCAACTTGGGAGGGGGTGGGGCGGAACTCGGGGGTGGGTATTACCTTTAAGTAACTGCGTGCCAACATAGTAACTCCTTTTTTAAAGTCTTAGTCTGCT